GGTTCGCCAACTCCATCCACCGCGCATTGGCGTTGGCGATGATCGTTGGGTCGAGGTCATCCTGCAACAGAATATCCCGTTCCAGCACATCTTGGTGAATCGCTTCGTTGTCCTGCCACCGCATCTCCGGAACCGCCAGCCCTTGACGCAGCGCATCCGTGACGCGCTTGGCCCTAGCTTCCTGATCCTCATCTGGACTGGAGATGTCCCGCGAGACCGCGAACTGCTGCCGACGGCGGTACTCCTTGACGTCGATAATCCCTGCTTGGAGCCAGTTATCCAGCATATAGAGCCGGAAGGCCATCGGCATCGGCATCATCGTCGCGGCTTCGACCCGCACATCCAGCGCCCCATTCAGGTCTTCGCCCGTCACCGCACGAGCCAAGTCAGGACGGCCTGCACCGACGGCACCCAGCGCACGGGGCACATCATAGCCCCACGCCATCATCGACAAGCAGATTTTTGCCCAGTCCGTATAGGCTTGGGCAAGGGCTTGGACGGGTGGAGCAAAGACGCGCTCCAGTTGTTCGCGGCTGGCAATGATGGCACGGCCTGATTCGCCTGTCACCTGCCCACGGCTCACGGCATTGTAGCCCGACGCATCCTCAAACGCCTGTTTCTCCAGCGCCAACGCCTCTTTGACGTCATTGCCGACCGAAAACCCACTGACGGGCTGGATGCTATCGCTCATCGCACCCGCGCCACGGACTTCGATCATCGACGTGACGCCGCCGAGGAATGTTTCGGTCGAAATCGTGTTCGGACGGGTCAGGAATCGGCCACCCGCATTGACGCGGATGTTCTCAATCCACTTGGACAGCAGCGCATTGATGCGCATCTGGTGATCGACCCACTGTTCCATCACAGGACGAGGGAAATAGCTCGGATCGCTCGACCCATCTCGTACCGGCACCACGGGAATCATCCCAAAGAGCAGGTCGGTCGGGCCAAACACCGCCGTATCGCCCACAATCACGACTTCCAGCCCACCGGGAAGGATGTCCGGCTGTGGCGCAACGTACAGGGTGAAGCGTTCTGTCGTTTCTTCGTCGCGGAGTCGGTCGCCTTCGCCAATCGTGGTCTGCGACAGCACCCAACTCCCCAATCCCGACTCGCCAGCCGTCGAAGTCTGGTGTCCAGCCGCCAGTTCTTGGTTCGACGCCTGCAATCCCGTGATGCCGTAGCGGTACGCCGCTTCGGACGAGGGGATCACTTCCCGAATCAGCACCCACGACGGAGGACGGGTCGCGGTCGCATCGGGCGACACCCGTACCTGCTCAACTCGCACGGTCTGGATGTTGATGTCACCCAACGGGACGCGCTCACCGGGCTTATCGCCCAAGCGGTCATCCCACGGGCCACGGTCGGCATCCCAGTAAGTGTGCCAGAAGGCGACGCCATCGGTCTGCGCCCAGTAGGACGCTTCACGAGCCTGCCGTTCCATCTGGAGCTGGTCGAACTGGTACTCACACGCCAGCTGCCGTGCCTGTGCCTTCCGCTTGTCTTCAGGATCAGAGGTCATCGGCTGAATGGAGAAGCCGGGCCGTTGGTCCATCATAATCTGCAAGCGTTGGTCGAGCGCCTTGTTGATGAGGTTGTAGACAATCCGCGCCGACTCTCTTGGACGCAGCGGTTCACGCCACGGGCCGAGGCCGTTAGCACTCACCCACTGCTGCCCAGCACGGAATAGCCGATTCCGTTCGACCAAGTGCAGATGCATTGAGACCGCGCCACGGCGACCACTCCACAGGCTCCGTACCCAGTCCGCCCACGCGCTATCCTGCGGCGGGGCGTCCTCGCCAAACGTCAGGGGGCACTGGTCACCGAGCAACGCCTTGAGCAAGGCAATGCGGTGCTCTTCTTCCGACCGTCCATCGTCCTGCGGCGGGTTCGGGGCGGTCTGGTCGTTCGCGGAGGTTGGGGAAGTGGCCCCACCAGACAGGGCTTCATCCACCATCGCCTGCATCGTCGCTTCATCGAACGGTAGCGTCACGACATCACTCCAATCCCAAGGGCGCGACGGGTCTTATTCCAGTCTTGACCGACGCTCAGGTACTTCTCTCGTGCGACCTGAAGATGCTCGTCCTGCGCCCACGGTTCCGACTGTTCCGACGCCCACGCAATAATGTCGTCCGGTAGGACCACCTGCGCTGGCGTCGTCTTCCCTAGCGGGACAGGTGCAAAGCGTTCGGCAATCGGCGCAAAGCGCCAGATGGCATAGGCAAAGACCGCCGGCCAGAGAATCTGTCCAATCACAGTGCGCCCGCCAGCAACGGGTCCGGCGCAACCGGCTCAATACGGAAATCATATATCCGCTTCACGGTCTGCAATGGACCCAAGACGTTGATGACTTCCGACTGCGATGAGCCGGGGGTCAGGGTCGCCTTCCGGTTCTCCAGTTCCAGCATAAGGCTGTGCGCCTGATGCGTGTTCGGGCTGGTCGTGTCGAACAAGCCGTTATCCAACTCGCCCTTGAGTTGACTCCACATCTTGATTTCGCGTACTCGATCACGGGCCACTTGCTCCATCGAGGCCTGTCCCCATTCCGCTTCATCCAAGTCCACCTTCGCTTCCGCAGCGTCCAGTGGGTCAGCCGAGTCCACAATCTTTGCCGCCAGCCGTTCCCGTTTGATCGCGTTCCGGCGCATCTGGAACGAGAGCGATACCAGACTGTCTAGCATCCCAGTCTGCTCCCGAATACACTGCCAGTATTTGCTGGCGTTCGTCGGATGCGAGCCGTCATTGAGCACCGAGATACGGGCTTCCGTATCGGTACGGAATACTTGCCGCTTGGTCCACGCATCACGGAGTTCGTCCGCGAGATGCACAACCGCCTGACGGTCGAGGTCATTCAAGACCGCAAGGGCTGGGGCAAGATCGTTCATGCCAGCACCGGCGCGACAATAGGTTGGTCCTTAAAAGGCGGCGGTCCTTTAAGAACCTTGCCCTTACACGCTGCATCAACCAACGCTTGTGCCGCCGCCTTCGTACTTATTGCAAGATCGTTCCGTGTAATCCACGCCGTTGCTGCTGCCGAGCTATCCACGACCCACACATCAGCGGGGAAGCCCTCGATCTCAAACGCTTCACGGTCAGGATGGGTGATGAAGCCAATACCTGTATTTGGACCAATCGCATATTGATTTGCCATAAAGTTAGGTCTGGGTAAAGGTTTTGACGCCAGCGGACCGCTTACACTTGAATGTACCACTTGTTGTGTTATACCACACGTCACCGTTGGTTGGTGAAGCGGGGTCAGACGCAAGTGACTGAAAGCTTACTGAGTTGCCCCCAACAAGGCTTGTCATTGAAGCTCCGCTGCCAGTGAACGCCGTCGCCTTCAGTGTTCCACTGACATCGAGCAGCGTTGTTGGTGTTGCCGTGCCAATGCCCACGCGATTCAATCCTGCGTCAAGAAACACCAGTGCTGCATCCGTGTCGCCCTTGATACGGACATCGACATCGGCTTGTGTTGCATTGACCGTGAGGCTAGTCGCACCGGACGGCACAATGTTTGTGGTGACATACGCACCAGCAATCCCCCGAACACCAGCCGCAAAGATTGCTGCCGTTGCCTTCTGCGTAACGGGCGTACCGCTGGGGTCATGCTCAATCGGGAGCAGGTCGTCCGCCGTAATAGCTGACGCCGCTGGCAGCGCACTAATCTGAATAGTTGACATGGATTAGGCGACCGTAAAGGTTTTTGTTGCACTATTTTGATAGCACTTGAATGTGTCGCTCGTGCTGTTGTACCACACGTCGCCATTAGTAAGCGTACTAGGATCAGATGTCACAGTACGAAATGCAGTAATCGTTGTTACAGTAACTCCAGTTATTGACGCTCCATTGCCAGCAAACAACGTGGCGTTCACCGTGCCCATGACATCCAACTTTTGTGTCGGCACAGCAGTCGCAATACCCACCTTATCTAGTCCTGCATCAACAAAAAACAGGTTTGCAGATGTTGTACCAGCAATACGCGCATCGCTGTCCGCTAAGGCGGTATTGATAATCAGCGAAGAGCCAGAGCCGGTGATCGCAGATGCCGTAATTGCGCCCGTCAACGTGCGAACATAAGTCGCCGCTTGCGTGACCGTCGCCTTCTGGTCTTGTAGTGCGCCAGCACCGATGTCGGTGACAACAATCGTGAGGTCGGCAACATCAGCGGTAGTAGCCGCTGGCAGAGCACTAATCTTTGTGGTGGCCATATGAGTTAGCTCACCGTAAAGGTTTTTGTTGTGTTGAATGGTGTAGCAGTAAACGACTCTGCGGTAGCACTATCACCACTGTTAGTTGCACCGCCAAAACGCAAGGCATCGGTACTATCTGGACCCGCGCTACCCATACTCTGTCGAGCAGCAGTCATAGTGCCAGTGGCGCTCCATGTCGTACCATTGTATCGCCAAGAGAGCCCGTCAATAGATGTATAGTTATATATAAACCCACCACTAATAAGGCATGACGTTGTGGTCCCACTGGTGCCCATATTGCCGCGAACCGAAGGAAGCGACGTGGCCGTAGACCAAGACGTTCCATTGTATACATAGACATCTACGGTAGCAACCTGAGGATTACTTGCAGCCGTACCTCCTCCCGCTTGCAATGCCGCTGTCGATGATCCACAGCCACCACTTTGTAATCTACCAGCGGGCAAGGTTCCTCCGCTCGACCACGACGAGCCATTGTACAATTCTGACGAAGTCAAATATGTTGCTGCGCTTTCATTATATCCCCCAAAGTACAGGCCAGCGGTGTTACTTGTTCCCGCCATACAGCCGTAATAACGTTGTACACTTGTAGAACTGGCACTAGACCAGCTTGTGCCATCGTACTTGTCGGCGGTCTGAAGAGGTGCATCGCTAATATTGCGAGACCCTGCCTGTAAACCAGAAGTTGAGGTACCGCATCCACTGCCTGCATACCGTTCACTTGCAAGATTTCCAGCACTAGACCAACTTGTGCCATTATACTTATCAGAACTTTTTACAGCCACTGATACGTTATATCCGGCAGCGCAAAGGGCCGCAGAGGTACTGCTTCCAGTACCGCCACCTTGACTTCCGTGTACAGCAGTCATTGTAGGAGCAGCAGACCATGTTGAACCCTGATCCGTTAGATAACTTCTAAACGTATTTGCGGTTGAGTTGTACCAGCAGTTTCCAAGAACGGGAGTTCCGGGATTCCCCGCTACCGTCAGGAACGATCCTGAAGCCATTGCTGGCAAGCTCGTCAACGCCGAGCCATCCCCACTAAACGTCGTTGCCGTCACCGTGCCTACCACCTGCAATGCCACGGTCGGGGTTGCGGTGTTGATGCCGACGCGGTTATTGCCAGCGTCCGTGAACAGTAGGTTCACCATCCCCGTACTCGACACCACTACATCCTTGTCGGCTTGTGCGGTGTTGATGGTCAACGCACCGCCAGAGCCGTCAAGCGTCGTCGCGGTGAGTGACCCACCCGCGCTCCGAATGTACGCATCGAGCTGCGTCCCCGTCGCCTTCTGCGTAACCGGTGTTCCTGCGGGATCATTCACAATCGGAAACAACGTCCCTGCCACGACACTCGTTGCGGCGGGAAGTTGTGGAATCGTTTTTGTCGCCATTACGTCTGCTCCGCCGTCAGGTATGCGCCAGTAGTGGTTACGACAAACAGATCGAGCGTGACCAGCTCAAGTTCTAGTCCGGGAGACACGGGTGGAGGTAAGTCCGGTGCTGCCGCACGGCGTCTCCGGCGAGCCCCCGTCGCTGCAACGTCCATCAGCCGGGGTTCGCAACAAGCGTGGTGACAATCGTGCCGCTACCGTAGGTGCTAATACGGGCGCGGAACTGCGAGATGCCGACCACGTTGGCGTAGAAAATCCCGTCTGTCGTAGTGGTCGTCGCCTGCGTTGCACTCGCCACTGGCGTGATGTAGTGCGCCACCCAGTTCGTGTCATCCACGGTGGCCTCGAACGTCACGGTCGCGGACGTAATGCCCGTGATCTGGATACCGACGCCGCCATTCGTGAAGTGCCGGAACGCAATCGTCGTGCTGCCCGTCGCGGTCTGCGTCCCTGAGACTTTATTTTTGTAGTTCATACCTTCTCCTCGTCTTCCTCTTCGTCTTGTTCTTCCGCGTCGGCGTTTTTCGCGTCGGCAGGATCATACACATGTCCACACTTGCTGCACTCACATTCCTCGCACGGCACATCCTTCGGCATCCCGTAGCCTTTCTTCGGCTCGTCCTCTTCCTCGTCCTTCTCCGTATTGGGCGGACCGTGCTTGGCTTCTCCGCCAATCACAATCGCAATCGTGGGGCCTTTCCGCTTGAAGGCCGCTTTCCGTACTGCATCAGGTGGCAACATATCCAGTTCCTTGCAAGAGTGACCTACGTTACCACGAGACCGGCAACTGCGCTTCAGGCGCACCGAAATGGTGCAGAGGGTTCAAGCTTCCCGCGTCCGCACCAGCAAATACTAACTGCGTCGGGTCGTCGCCCACCGGCCCGTCCGCCATCAACTCGACAGGGACCACACCCTGCACTCGGTCCCAGCCATGCAGAGCCAGTGCTAACGCCATCACGCCATCGTCATGCAAACTGGGCGGGGCTTCGTAGCGGACGCCGGTATTGGTAAAATGAAACTCGAAACTTTCCAGCTCGCCAATCAGCCAGCCATCAGGGATGGTGAGCTCGCTGCCTTGGAAGGCGGCAATCAGCCGCTGCATCAAGCGAAGCTTCGACGGCTGCGTAAAGACATGCGGGGTCACCGTCACACCCAACACCTGCAAGTCTGCGACAATCGCATCGCCAACTCCGGTGGCGTCTGCGACGACCGGCGTTTCGCCTACCTGCATCCGAATCCGTTCCTTCGTTTCCGCCCACGGCAACTGGAAGCGGTCGAGCGAACAGACGCGGCGGTGGCTATCCAAGCCAATCAACACCGTGAAGTCCAGCGACCGCGCCAAGTCCACGCCATAGACCACCGCTTTCCGCTGGCTCATCTGCCCAATCGCGGCTCGCACCTTATCGACACCAAAGGGGTTGGCCCCATCGTCGGCAGGGACGCCCTCAAACTCTTGGGCAAAGACCAGCGGCGGCAGTTCGTTCTTCGCCGCGTCGATCTCGCTCGCGGGAATAAACGGGTTCTCGCGGGTTGAGGCGCGGAAGCTCTGCCAGTCGGGGCTACTGCCGTCCATGCCGCGCTGGAACATCTGCACAAACGCATGACGGCGGCCCTTCGGCGTTCCCATAATCAGGGCACGGCCCCCCAAATCTACCAACGTCGGGCGGATCGCGGCCTGCCACACGGCGGTCAAGTCCTTCGCAATGCCTGCCTCATCCAACACCACCAAGGCGTACTTGCGGCCTCGGGCAGGGTCAGGGGTGTCCAGCGTCCAGACTTCCACGACGCCGCCGGTCACCAGCTCCAGTCGCTTGTCCTGTTCCGAGACTCGTGAGGTAATCGGAGCCAAGCGTTCCAGCAACTCACGCCACGCTTCCAGTGCCAGCTTGTAGGACGGCGAGAACCAGCCGACAGGCTGACCCGCTAAGGCGGCATCACACGCCAGCCGAATCCCTAACGCGGACTTCCCAAAGCGCCGACCACACATCACGACCCGAAACCGCGCCTCATGGTCAGCAATCGTGCGCTGACCGGGGTGGAGGGTTGCCAACGTCACCGTGACCGTTTCTGGTCGCTGCTTGGTGTGGCCGCGCATTATGCCACAAAACTAATACAATCCCCGCCAAACGCCAGCCAGAGGCCTTTACAGGCCCTCCGCTTGCTCCACATGTTCCACGTGGAACACTCCGGCAGGAAGCGTCGCCACTGGCGAGGCGATCACGGCTCGTGCGGTAGCGGCAATCGCGGGGGACCGATTTTCCTCTACGACCTTGACCGAGATGGTCTGCGCTCCCTGATGCTCGACCACCTGCTTATCCCCGTAGTCCTGTGGGGCGGCTTTGCTAGACGCCCATTTCAGCGTATCCACGGTCAGTCGGTCCACCATCACGGTATCGTTCACCGAGTCCCGTGCAATCTGGATGGCCTCTTCCGCTAAAGCGTTGCCCATCAGGACCCGCGCCCTCCGGTATCGGGCGTACAGGTCCTCATCGTCCGCCAGCCAGCCCCGTACCGTCCCCGCGGACCGCCGCAGGGTTCGGCAGGTGTCCGCGACGGTTCGCCCTTCCGCTAATCCCGCTAAGACCGCCTCAACCACCGAGGCCCGTTCCACCGCATCAGCTCTCGCCATACCCGTAATATAACCTTTTGTTTTTTTTCTGCTGGGTTTTTTGTTTTGGGTTTTTTCTTTTGCGCAGACACCCCTGCTTATTCCGTCCTGATGGCACCAAGGGGAAGAACACCACCACCGCTGCTGCTGCCGATCACAATGTAACATCGACCTCTCCGCTGGCTCCCGACCGTAAGGGGGTGGTATGTCGATGTGGTGTCTTGTTGATGGGGTAGGGGGTGGGGGATGGGTAGAGGAAAGTCCTACTGCAAGCCACAGAAACTCGCCATCAGCCATCTACTCGCCGTCAGCCCAGCACCAGCCCACCGCCCTTGCCGTCTTAGGCTCGCCGATGCACGTCAGCCCCGCTCGCGTGTTTGAGTCCGCTGCGACACGCTGTGTCGCCTTGATACGCGCCGCCTGGACGGTGCACGGGCTGCAGCGCGGTGTACAGTCACCAGCAATGGTCGCGCCAGCGATGCGGCTGCTGTCACGCCCCTTGCCCGCGCTCTTATGAGACGCGCACGCGGGGGAGCGGCGGCAGCGCGACTCCTCTCCCCCGAAAGCCACGTCGTGTGTCCGCTGGCAAAGAAGGTTAGGCAGGGTGTCGACAGGTGTGCGCCGTGGCGGCAGCAGCGGCAGCACAGCCAGTGGTGTGTGTGTTCTCTCCTGTGTGACCAAAGCCCTCAGAACGGAAATGAATAGGGTGTCCAGCGCCAGCAGCACAGCACAAGAACGAACAGCGCGACAGAACTAACTCCGTGTAACACAAGGAGTTGCGCCTGCGCACCGCTCTCGGCTCGGCGGTGGCTAAGCAGTCGGACAGTCTGTTCGGCGAGCGAAGAGTCGGGCACTCCCCCGCATCCAGCGGCCACACGCGGCTGTGACTCGCCCCCGACAAGGCGGCCAAGCGTCCCAGCATCCGCCAATCGTTCCACGCGGCAGCTTCGTCGTACGAGCCGTCACACCCCGCTCGCCGCCCATCAGTCTGATTCCTTGGCAGTGATTCGACGAAGGCATCGAAGCGCGGAACTCGATAGCGCCCCGACGGCAGCTGCAGCCTCGATAGCACGACTCGCGTTTTCCCCTGCACCCGAACAGTGCAGCTTCCTGCGCAGCTTTGTCTTCAACAACTGTGTGCTTCACCCCACTCAAAAGCAGTCGTTGGCAAACCTACGACTCGATTTTCACCGCCCTCTGTGAGGGCGAAAATCTCGCCTTCGGTTTTACTCCTTTTCGTGAGGTTACGCACATGTTGTTGAGCCAAAGCAGCCCGGAAGCTAGCGCACTGCGGGTGCGCAAGCGCGGGGAAAAGCGCGAGTCGTTCGAGACCGCAGCAAACACGCCGTCGGAGGCGCAAGACATCGAGTTCCTCGCTGACCTCGACGCCTACGTCGACAGCATCACTCCCAAGGAATCGGTACCGATGGTCGTTACAACGCGAGCAGGCTGTAACGTCAACATCCCGTACGACGAAGTTGCCGTCGCGTCACTCAAAAAGCTTGGCGGACGCTTTGACAGGCCGTCCCTGTCGTGGTGGCTCGCCCCACAGCACCACGTGATGGTCTGCCGGATTGCGAGGTACGTATCGCCCGGCCTCTTCACTTCTTTCGCCGATGACAGCCTGTCCTTCTAGCCACCAGCACCGAGCCGGAGCGGTTACTCCGGCACCACCCCTTGCTACACAGGAGTTTGTTATGGAAAACAACACAAAAAAGGCAAATACACGCCCAACAAACCAATGGGTCTGTGAAATGTCTAACACCGAACGCAACTACGTACAAGAAGCTCAAGCCATGACAGAAGACGAGTTCTACGACATACTCAACATTGCCGAATGCGGCTTCACTTCACCCCTCTTCTACGACGTAATGATAGAAGAAATGTACAAACGACGCCTACAAAACCTAGCCGCAAGCAAAGCATCTCTTGAGTGTATTGAATGACTTTTGAGCCAGCAGTTCCAGACACCACAGACGCCAACAAACTTATTACCCACAAACATATCCTCAGTGGCGGCAGCGAAAAATGCCGCCAAGAAATAGAACTATTAATACAACGGAGGTGCGCCATCGAAGAAACAATCAAAGCAATCAACGCCAAGATCCTCGCGCTGTAACTCAACCTGCACCAGGAGAAAACCAATGACCAACGAAGAACAAGAGCGCCGCTCTATCGCAGCATTCTCGCACTCGACAACCCTCGAACTACGAAAGGCAATGTCCACCCTTCGGCGCCTCGCCTACCTCAGAGACGATATCTACAAAGAATACGACGAAATCGCAAACGAGATTGACCGACGTGAAAGCCTACCGATGTCCAAGCGCGTAAAGTAAACCCAACCCACACCAGGAGAAATGACCATGGACGAAGACATCCTCGTTGGACAGACCGTAACCTCAGTGTGGATAAACAGCGACCGCGATAGCCTACGCTTTGTGGTCAAAGGAGGCCCGCCAATCACAATCGGCGTTCGCGGAGCGTGTTGCACACACAGCGAGATTGAGGACATCGACAATCCATTAGCGCTACTAAGCGTAATCCGAGACGTAAAAGACCCAGACTATTCCTACGATAGCATACAAACTAAAAAAGATCAGCGGACGGAATACTACCACTGCGACATCACGACAGACCTAGGCACATGCTCCGTCAACTTCATCGGCAGCTTCCACCTAGGCAGCCCGTGCGCTGGGGGCGCAACGCTTCGATGGCCAGACGCTACAGACATTGCTGACGACGAAAAAGAACGAGAAAAATACCCAGAGAACGATAGATCACAAAACTGGCACCCAGTAGTCCAGTTGCACCCAATAGCCCAGCACCACGAATACCCGTGGTAAATCGTAGTCCCCGCTCAACCACCATCCCACACCAGGAGAATAACGTATGGCCCGTATCACCCGACAGGACTTAAATGCCAAGCTCCTTGCCATCAACACGCTCAACGGCACCGCAAACCAACAGCAGTACCGACGACACCGCAACAACCTCATCCCAAACGAAGGAGCGTACATGTTGACCGATGCGTTCGGTCCACTAGCCCTTGTCCAGATGATGGAACAGGGCACTATCCGTGACGTATTCCAAGCACTCCCCAAAGCACGAGAACTGCACGACCTGATGGATGCATATGCATTGGGTATGCAAGCGCAACAGCAACGCACCAAAGTTGCGAGCACGTGGACCTTCGATGACTCTGGCTTTATTGACCCAGCCCTGATCACACTCCCAACCCCACAACCAGCACCCGAGGTACAGCATGCCTGATACCGAAGTTGCCCCAACAGAAGTAACCCTCGACATCCCAGTGCCAAGCTGTGTAGTCTGCGGTTACGGAGAAGACCTGTTCCGTACAGATGTCTATAACGACGCCGGAGCAGCCCAATATTTGTGCGAAGACCACCGCGCCGTATGTTACGACTGTGGTTACTGGCAGATTCTCCAGACTAGTGCTCGCCCACGCGACTGGATCCTTGTAGCAGATGGCCTTGTCTGCGGACACTGTTCCGACAACTATGGATCCTGCGATGCCTGCGGTGACATGCTGCCCGTCGACGACCTTACCAACTATAGTGGCGACCTCTACTGCAGTGAGCACATACCAAGCGACGACGACGAGGACGACGACAGCGAAGACCGCAACAACCCGGTCATTGGTGAATACCACAGCTCACGACATCTTGTGCAACGCGTCCCCTCACCATGGACACGGTCGCATAACCGGTACATCGGCGTCGAACTGGAAGTAGAACAGATACACGGCAACCGCCCCGAGACAGCCCGTGGAATCCTTGCCGACGTGAATAACGCCGTGACCCAAATCACCGCAGATAAACACACCTGCTTCCGACTACTCTGCGCCGAACATGACGGCAGCCTAAACAATGGATTCGAACTGGTCACCGCACCACTAGGACTTGACGACCAGCGTGAACTCTGGACACAGGTGCTTACCTCAAGCAACATCAGGGGGTTGCGATCGCACAACACCACAACGTGTGGGCTACACGTCCACATCTCCAGAAACAAACTCACTCAGTTACAGATTGCGAAGGTAGTCGCGTTCGTCAACAGCTCCAGTAACTATGCGTTTATGAAGCGGCTTGCAAGACGCTACGGAACCCACTACTGCAAAGCCAAGAGCATCCCCCTCTGCAACGGAGCCAAGAACCTTGAGCAAGACCGCTACGAAATGGTCAACCTCTGCAACTCCAGTACCATCGAGTTCCGCATTTTCCGAGGGACCCTCAAGCTAGAGAGCTTACTCGCCTGCGTCGAGTTCGCCAACGCCATCGTTGCGTATGCAGACTGTAGCTCGGGAACAGGAATGGACATCACCGCCGCACGGTTCCGGCGGTTCATTACCGAGCCAGCAATGCGAGCAGATACCGTATACCTACGCAGCTATCTGGCGAGCGTAGTCCCCGCCACCGACACGGAGTAAACACGCATGTGCCTCTTGATTCAACAGCCGGCAGGCTGCACCTTCTCTAAGGTCGAGCTCCGCGATTTCATCGCAAGGAACCCTGATGGGTATGGCTATGCCCGAGCAGACCACGGACACATGGTCTGGGGTAAGATGGTTGCCGACGCCGAGACCATCATCGCTGACTACTACCAGCACATGGCAGGCAAGGCAGGTATGCTGCACTTTCGGATGGCAACACACGGCCCAACAGACCGAGCCAATGCCCATCCCTTCCTGGTCACCCCAGAAATTGTCTTAGCGCACAATGGCGTACTCAGTAGTGGCAACCCCTTCTGTGCCGCCGAAAGCGACACCGCGCACTTCGTCAAGTACATTGTACAGCCTATCGCCCTCAGCAATCCCGACCTACTGTTCACGCCCGAATGGGGAGAGATGATCGGCAACCTGATCGGACGCAGTAACAAACTGACCATCCAACATGCCGATGGTCGAGCCGTCATTATCAATAGCGAGGGTGGCGTCTTGCATAAAGGCGCGTGGATGAGCAACACGTATGCGTGGTCGAACCCCGCCAACGTCAGCCGAATCGTGGACTACGATCCCGATGAGAACTACTTCAACTACGGAGGCTATCGCAAATACAGCGATCACCGATCCTCAACCACGACCACGTTCGACACCCCCACCATACCATCCTCGTACAGCGACGAATCCGCGTATGATGACAAGATGATCTCATGCGCTCAACACTATCAACGCAATGGATTGGTGGGGATTGCCGACTGGATGCGAGCCAACCCACAAGACGCCGCCGATGTACTCTTTGAGTATTACAGACTCAGCGAAGAGGACGCACAAGACCTAGTGACTGATAGCTCAGACCAAGCACTCAGCTATCTCGAAGACGTACTAATCCAATCAGGAATCCTTGCAGACATCGAGTACGATGAGGAACCTTATGCCGACGCCAATCAATATGCTTTTGCCTAACCAACCAGCGCCGCCGCCGTGTGCCTACTGCGGAGGCTCCGACTACAACGACCCACGACACGGCTGGAGCTGGTCAAAGGTCTCACGCCATGGCGTCTGGGTGACCATCCACCACGACTGTTACCGCAAGTGCGA